GGAAGATTAATTGTTAATCAGAATGAAATTGTTAGAGGTAATGTTACTGTTGATAAAAATCAACGAGTTAAAGAAACTTTACTTGTTGATAAAAAATTAACGGTAGGTAAAACTGCTGATGTAAGAGGAAATCTTATAGCCAGAAAAACTTCTAATACAATGGGAGTTCATAATGTAGGACTTGGATTAAATGTAATGGGATTAACAATATTAGGTGGTGGTGTAATAATAGCACCAATACCCATCCCACCTATACCAGGATTACCAAGACCGGCAAAAAGAGTAGCCGATTTTCGTGTTAAAGGTGGAGATATTATAGGTGAACAAGATTTATTAATTGAAGAAAATTCGAAAGTTGAAGGTAATTCGATAGTTGAAGGAAATTTGGAAGTTCAAGATGAAACTGTATTACGAGGTCGAGTATCGGTAGAAGAAGATTTAGAAGTAGAGGGAGATTTTAAAGTTGAAGGTAATTTTAACCCACATTACGATAGTGGGTGGATTCCATTAGGTAGTGTGGAACGCACTGAGGTTCCCGTTGGAGATACTCCAAGAATAAGGACATTATCACACGGGTTAAGTTTAAGTGGAAATCCACCAAAGTTAATTTCGGTGTGGAACAAGGATACTTATGGTGATCACGAAGGACACGGAGCAACTAATATGATATACCCGGCTAGAAGATTTATATCATATGACGGATATTGGACTGGATGGGATTGGGCTATTAATGATGAAAATATTATACTTCAGGCTTATCATTCTTATTATATGTTTCGAACTTGGCACGATGGTACAGCAGGATCGAGTGGATCTACTGGATCTGGTAATAATAGTGAAGGATGGCATCGGTATTGGAATAAGATGGATGTAAGAGTTCAAATATGGAATTAAAGGAGAAATAAAATGGCAAGTACAAGAGAAAAAGATTTAAATCCAGATATTTTTATTGGATTGAAACTTCCTTTAACTTGGGAAGAGGATGGATTTTTTACTCAAACAAAAACTACTCTTAAACAGGCTGGATATAATATTTCTAATTTATTAAGAACTATACCAGGTGAAAGATTAGGACAGCCACTTTATGGTTCACGATTATATCATATACTTTTTGAACCAATGGCAGAAGATATTAACGAAAAAATAGAGACAGAGATTAAAACAGCTATGGGAATTTGGCTACCATATATTCTTGTCAATGATATAAGTATAACTTATCCAGAAGGTAATCCAAATCACATTAATGTATCTATTAGATTTGCATTGGAATTCGATCCTACAACAATAGACCAAGTTCAAATTGATTTTGATACATTACATGGGGATCCACCAAATACAACAGGAAACGAAGATAAAGAGGGACCAAGATAATGGCACAAACAGGAATTAGTAAAGAGGTAAAATATTTAAATAAAGACTTTTCTTCTTTTAGAAATGGTTTAATAGAATTTGCAAAAACATATTTTCCAAATACATATAATGATTTCAATGAATCAGACCCAGGTATGATGTTTATAGAAATGGCATCATATGTAGGTGATGTATTGTCATTTTATATTGACGAACAATTTAAAGAAAGTATGTTAGCGTTTGCGGAAGAAAAGAAAACTATATATCAAATTGCACAAGGGTATGGGTACAAACCAAAACAATCTTCAGCCGCATCTGCACTTTTGGATGTATTTCAAACTGTACCATCAGATCCAGATAATGTTGTAGATGGAAAACGACAACCAAATGAAAATTATTGTCTTACACTTCCAGCCGGAATGGAAGTATCATCTACGAATGGAACTATATTTAGGACAATGGATGATGTAATATTTAGAGAGTCAGGTTCGTTAAGTCCAAGAGGAGAGGATATTTTTGAAGTAGACGATGACAGTAATATTACAAAGTGGTTATTGAAGAAACAAGTAAAAGCAGTTAGTGGAACAATTGTAACTGAATATATAACATTTGGAGCAGCAGAAAAATATAAAAGAATAGTATTAGCAAATAGTCCTGTATTAGAAATACTTTCAATAACAGACAGTGATAATAATAAATGGTATGAAGTTCCATTTTTGGCACAAGACACGGTTTATGCAGATATGGAAAATACATCTTTAAATTCTCCAGATATGGTAGAAGGTAGAAATTTTGCACCATTTATTTTAAAATTATTAAAGACACCAAGACGATTTAAAACTTATATTAGAGAAGATGGTAAAACTGAAATGAGATTTGGTTCAGGAATTTCATCAAATTCAGATGAAGATATTATTCCGAATCCATCAAATGTTGGTTCTAGTTTACCTGGCACACCGAGTTTTCTTGATACATCATTTGATCCAGCAAATTTTCTTAATACAGAAACTTATGGTCAATGTCCAACTAATACAACACTTACAATAAAATATTCTCATGGTGGGAGTATTGGTGATAATGTAGGTGCAAATACAATTAATTTCATTACTAATCAGAGTCCAGAATTTGATAGTTCACTTAGTTTAAGTACTAATATAAAGAATCAAACAAGAAATTCTACAGCAGCAACAAATCCAAATCCAGCAACTGGAGGTGGCGGAGCAGAACCACTTGAAAGAGTTAGAGATAATGCGTTAGCACATTTTCAGGCACAGAGTAGAGCAGTAACAAAGGATGATTATATAACTCGTATTTATTCATTACCACCTAAATATGGTAATATATCAAAAATTTATATTATACAAGATGAACAAGTAGCGGCCGCTGGACAAAATGAAGCTGATCCTACATTTCAACCTAATCCATTAGCATTAAATATTTACTCACTCGGATATAATAATAGTAAAAAGTTAGTTAGATTAAATAATGCAGTAAAAGAAAATGTAAAAACATATTTAAGTCAATATAGATTAATGACAGATGCAGTTCAAATTAAAGATGCGTGGATATGTAACATTGGAATTGACTTTGCAATTTTTACTAAAAAGGGATTTAATGCAAATGAGGTATTATTAAATTGTGTTACTCGGGTAAAAAGATATTTTAATATAGATAAGTGGCAAATAAATCAACCTATTGTTTTAGCAGATATAGTGAGTGAAGTAGTAGATGTTGAGGGAGTTGCTACCATAGTAAAACCACAAGAGGGTAGAGATGAATTAATTAGGGTTACAAACAAGTGGGGAAGTGTATATTCCAATAACATATACGATATACAAGCATCAACATTTAATGGAGTGGTGTACCCGTCTACAGATCCATCAATATTTGAAATTAAATTACCAGATACGGATATTCGTGGTAGGGTATTAGGAGATATATAATGCATTATTTTGAATACGCAACAAAGGATACAACATTATATGAAGCAAGTGGGAGTATGAATACTGGACTTGATGAAATTCTTGAAATAAGAAAAGATATGAATGCTGATGGCTCAGTAATAAAAGTTTCTCGTGCTTTAATTCAATTTGATTTAACTTATATTTCTAAATCGGTAGCAACTGGTTTAATAACATCTTCATCAATCTGGCCAAAATATTATTTAAATTTATATGATGCAAATTCTGATAGTTTAAATGTAACACAAAGTTTATATGCATATCCAGTTAGTCAATCGTGGGTAAATGGATCAGGAAAAGTAGGTTCTAATCCTATTATAGAAGATGGGGCCAGTTGGAAATGGAAAGATAATGGTACTTTAAGATCCCAATGGCATGCTAGAGCAGATACAACAGCAGTTTCAGAATCAGGTGGTTCTTGGTATAGTGGTAGTACTTATGAAGCATCTCAATCATTTACATATGAACCTGCAGATTTGAGAATGGATGTAACTCATATTGTTAATAAGTGGTTGGGAAAAAATGTTCCAAATGAAGGATTTATGATAAAGAGAAGTGGTAGTATTGGAAATACTAATTCAAATCTTGATGAGGGAAATACTACACAATATGGTAATTTTAAATTTTTTGGTAGAGAAACACATACTATTTATCAACCCAAATTAGAAGTAGTTTGGGATGATTCAAAGTGGACAACTGGTTCTTTATCAGCACTTTCTAATACTGCCATAGAAGATATGGTTTTATATATGAGAGGATTACGACCAAAATACAAAGAAAATTCAAAAATAAAATTTAGAGTAGTTGGTAGAGAAAGGTATCCTGAAAAGACATATTCAACGAGTGGATATAGTACAGGATATACAACGGCAAAAACTTTACCAAGTGGTAGTACATATTATCAGATTAAAGATGCATATACTGAAGAAGTTATTGTACCTTTTGGAAGTGGTTCAAAAGTAAGTTGTGATTCTACAGGAAATTATTTTAATTTGTGGATGAACGGATTACAGTCAGAAAGATTTTATAGAATAGAATATAAGATTGTTAGTGGTAGTGGAACTGCCGATGAAACTATACAATTTTTCGATGAGAAACATTCATTCAAAGTAGTGAGATAAAAAATGCCATATACAAAAGAGGAATTAGTAAATCATCAATATTATCAAGAAATTAAAAGAGAAGATGAAGTTGCATATTTACAAAGAATTCAAAATAGAGTTCAATCAAGAGATATAGAAGAAACTACTTTACGGGACCCAAATTCTAAAAATATTCTTTTATTTGAAAGAATAATTCCAGGACAAGGTTCAGATGGAACAAGTTATATCGTAGGAGATTTACATACTATTGAATATGAAGATGCATACTTTGATTATGAAGAAGGTGGAGAACTTAATGCCATAATAGATAGAGAATTTACGGAATTCTAATGCCTAAAAAACAATTAACAGTAGATACAAGAACTGGGAAATTATCCAGATTAAATGAAGAACATTTACCATTTATACAATTAAATGAGTTAAATGAAGGTGATCCAGTTGCCCCGTTTGGTTCTCTTACGGTAGATATAATTGAATATTGTTTGTACGATTTAAATGATAATTATGTAGCATCTGCCCAACTTCGTTATCCATTACCAGAAAATTTAGATATAGGTGCTCATGTTAGAGACCTTGGTTATGAACGTGGAACTTATAAAATAGTATATAATTTTTTACGAGAAATAGGTGGTTCTGATAAATTTGTTGTAGTTAAAAAGAATGGTAGGAGCATATGGGACGGTGAATACTTTTTTGATACCGGTGGAGAAATATATGCAGGTACAATAGATAGTCCTGAAATAGACCCCACCACTGAAGAAAAAATAGAACTCACAATAGAGGATGATAAATATTGGATCCAAGATATATCCGCAGATAGAACTGAGATAAGATTACGACCAAACCCAGCAATAAATGATACAGATACTAATGAAAGATTTAGATTATTAGGATATACTTGTTTATGTCAGGCTGATATTAATGGTGAATCACCTTTAACTTTTGATGATAGTGGAAAACAAGTTACAGTAAATTGGGTTCTTAATGAAGGGCAAGAAATATCATTAAATGAATTAATGAAAGGTGGAACTCTGATTATTAGAGATGCCTTTATTATAGATTATACTGAAACTCCAGAAACCATATCAACATATATTCCTACAGTAGAAACTGCTACGACAATAGCATCTAATAATTTAGTAATTAATGGTCATTTTAATTCTGGAGAAGGAGTTTTACAGGAAAATGATAGTTCGCCATCGTATGAGGTTCTTGAATTTTCCAATCCTGGTCATAGTAAGTGGTGTTTAAGAACTTCTCCAAATACAACGGGTGGTGGAACTAAAGATGTTAAATATCAAATGGATTTTGAAGTTATTCCTGGTGAAACTTATGTATTAAGTTGTTGGGTACATCACGATGTTAATTGGGATGGTAGAACGGATGCACATTTTCAATCACGGGCATTTATTGATAGTATAAATGGAATATCAATAGGTGGTGCTGGAACTGTATTAGAAACAAAGGTTGTTGATGGTAAAACTTGGGAGCGTAAATATAGTCGTATAACTATTCCACCAGAAGGAACAGGAAAATTATCTTGGTATTTGGGTCTTGGAATAGAAAAAGACGATCAAACTGTATTTGTTGGTAATAGATATTATACTGATATACAATGTGAACCTGGTTCAGCAACTTCGTTACCAACTCCATATATGTCGGAAGAAAGACTTGAAGAAATTGATATTCCTTCTACTGGACTGATTAAATTTATAGATGATGATACTGTATCTGCAACTCTTAACGGAGATGAGGATGGATTCTCTGAATTAATGGCATCTGATGGTAATGACAGGGGAGGTGGTAAAATTACTATTAAAGATGCTATTGTCATTGATGAAACATTTGATGTAAAAACTGATAGAACTGTTGTTGATGAAATTCCAACGGACAATCCAGATTCTACTATTATTAGAGAAGGTGGTAATGAAACTGAATTTAATAAGAGTCCATTTCATGGTGGTGGTCAAACTGATTCAACTGATTTAGATATAACAATACAGGCAAATGACATTTATAGGTTAAATAAAGTAAATCCAAATGGAACTGAAGAAGAAATAGGAAGATATGATTTACCAGTTGAAGTAACGGTAGTGGATGAAATACCAGTAGAACCTTCAATATCCCCCGAAGTAATTACAGATGAAAAGAATTTACATAAGAGTTCATTTCACGGTGATACACAAGATGATTCCAATGATTTAACGGTTACTATACATACTAATGACATTTATAGATTATATAGAATAGGTTCAGATGGGACAGAAGAATTAATTAACGAATATAGTATTCCTGAAGAAGTTAGAGAAATTGATGATTTAGAATTAATTAATCCTAATGGTGATGAGATACGGGAAAATAGGAATGAGGGTGAATGGTACGCTACAAAAAGTCCGTATCATAATACTACAGGTAATAAAATCATATTAATGGTTGATGAATCATATACTTTATATAGACGTAGACCCAATGGAGAGGACATTGAAATCGGTTCACACAACAAATGGGAAGAAGCAAAAGAATGGTCTTTAGATTCACTTCAGGATGGTGATAAATTAAGTATTGTAACAAAGGATACGGGGGGTGCAAACGGTTTCATTGCAAAGATATATTATAATCATCAGATATATAGGACAGGAGATCCAAAATCAAAATTTCAATCTGATGATGATGTAGAAATTCCTATTACGGCTGATGGTATTTGGGATGCACCTGCATTTACTTTAACAAGAAGGCCCAGGTGGTGGAAATGGTGGGACGAACCTACAGAAGAATGGTTTGAAGTTAGAAATGTTTTTGGTGCCGATGCATATTTACCCCAAAAGATTGTTGGTAATCCTACAAAGATGGGGCAATGGAGAAAGGTCATTCACAAGGAGCTAAAAGATTGTAAAGTAATATGGACTGCTCCAAACTTTAAAACGGTTAGATGGGAATGGGAGCCCGCAACTGGTGTATATCAAAAAATATGGAAACATGCAGATCCCGCATTAAATGTTCGTTCTGTACATCCAGTAGGTTGGAGTGGTGGTATTACAACATATTCTTGGAGTGATTCACAAACTTATGCACATTGGAAAACAGGTTGGTTAGGGTATCAAGCTAAATGGGTACAAGGTGAAGGTCATAGTGGTGGTCCTGCTATGAAATTTATAGACCAAAATTCACAATTTCAAAATCCAAATCATCCAGGATATACTGGTAGATATTTTAATGAAGATGGGGAAAGAGTATCAGATCATACTGATGACTATGCATATGGTAATAATGGTGAAGGAAGTTCAAGTCATCCAACTTCATTAATACATCGATATCAAGCCATTGCCCAAACCCTACCATTTAGTTTTGAATCACAGGGAATTAAAACTGGTGATAAACTAAAAGTTTCTTGGTGGCAAAAATCTGATACTGTTGGAAAAGGTGCAAGAGTTTGGATAAGATATTGGAAAAAGGAAGAACCAATTGATGCAACATTTTGGTCAAGTTCAACTACCTATGGAAATACAGTAAAAGTTATTCCAGTATCAAAAGAAGGTGAATGGGAGAAGGCAGAATATACTTTTGAAGTTCAAGAAGATTGGGATCTTGGAAGAATGGGTTCTTCAATTTATGGAGATAGAAATGTAGGTCCACTTTTTCGTATAGAAGGTCACATTGGACCAGAAGGAATTCTATGGGTAAGTGAACCAAAAATTACATTAGTTTCCGATGTAGAAAATCCAGTTTATGAACCTACGGTTACTATTGATGATTTT